TCAACGCTGGCGCGGAAGATGGTGCTGTAGATGATCTTGTTTGCCATGTGGCTGGATATGCGCTTGGGCTGGTATGCCTTGCGCGGTGATTTGGATTTGGCCATATGGCACCCATAAAAAAGCGGCCATCAGTCCGCGCTAAAAAGATCAACCGGCGCATTGTCTGCAGCCGTCAGGTATTCAACCGCTTGGCGGTAGTAGGCCGGTTTCAGCTCGGTACCGATGAACTTGCGGCCGAGCTTGATGGACATATAACCTTCGCTGCCGATACCGGTAAACGGGCTGTAAACCGTATCGCCTGGTGCGCTCCACATAATCAGCGCACGCTCGATCAGATCCAGCTGCAGCGGGCAGATGTGCTTCTCGTCTTTGCTCTCGCGTGCCGCCTTGACGTTCAGAGTGTTGGTTTGCTGAATATCCATCCATACAGGGCTGGCCCACTTCTGCCAGAGATCAACAGGGAAGTCGGCAGGCTTGTGGCCGATTGGCTTGTCGTTCTCGCCATCCTTGCGGAAGATCAACAGATAATCTGGCATGCCGGCGCGGCTGCGTGCCGAGTCATTGCAAAGCGTCTTGTAAAGCAGCCCATGCGCCTTGGTTCGGGTCATTTCCACCACTGGGCATTTCCAGATGGTGATGCGGCTATGCAGCACCCATCCGCATTCCTCGTGGGCGCGGATCACCATCCCGGACATGTCTTTGATGCCGATGCGGCCATCTTTCCATTTCGTCAGCGGCAGGTCAGAGATATGGACGGCTGACAGTCGACCGGGGCGCGTTGCGCGAAACAGATCACGCAGCAGATATTTGTAATGCTCGAAAAACTCCGCATCGTCTGCCGCGTTGCCCATGTCGCGCTCGCTGTCCGAGTAGACAAACAGATTCGAGAATGGCGGGCTGTAGACGGTGAAGTCGATGCTGTTGTCTGGCAGGCCGGCTGCAAACTCAACGCAGTCTGCGTTATAGACGCTGAAATTGCGCCCGTGAAATTGATCTAGCACTTCCATTTATGCACTCCTGAGCCATTCCGGCATGTTGACTGACAGGCCTGGTTGATAGGTCTGTCGTTTGTTTACGATTGATCCAGCGTTGCGCAGCATTGCAGCGCGCATTTCGGCCTTCATGGCGTCGTGCGATTCCGCCTTGCCAGCGACGTTGCGCCAGATGGCGGCCTCGGCATGCGTCATCACCAGATGGGCATTCACATCACGCACCTGGCCGAATCGCCAGCAGCGGCGCACGGCCTGATAAAACGACTCATACGAATATGACAGGCCAACAAACGCCATATTGGCGCAGTGCTGCCAGTTCATTCCGAAGCCAGCGATTTTTGGCTTGGTGACGAGCACGCGAATCTTTCCGTCAGCAAAGCCCAGCAGCCGTTCCTCTTTCTGTTCCGGCTTGTGAGATCCGCGAACCTCAACCGCATCTGGAATCAGCCGCGTCAGGTAGTCCGCCTCGTCATCGGTGTCGCACCAGATCAGCCATGATTCATCGTTGCCGTTTGCCATGCTGGCGACGTGCTGCGCCCTGGCTTCGACTGACTCGCGCTTGACGGCGTGAATGCCAGTAGCTGACAACTCAGGCGAGTGGAAAAGCTGGCCTTGTGTGTCTGCTTGCGATTCAAATTCGATAACGTGACGATGAATATTCAGATCAGGCAGATCAAATCCACGATCCGAATAGCCCAGATCAGATGGCCGGGAAACGCAGCGCGACCAGCCTGCCACCCAATCCCAAAACGGTTTGACCGCATGGCCCTTGAGGCGCCACTCGCCAGTGTCTAGCGTGTCATTGATAAACCAGCGCGGCAGCATGTCGGAATGGTTCAGCACGCCGAGAAACTCGCTATGGTTGCCCAGCTCGGTATGGTCGTTCGGGCTTGGCGTTGCCGTGCATGCCAGTCGATACGGGGTATTCGCAAACGCACTCACCAGGGCATTGCGTGTTTTTCCGGTGAAGTTTTTCAGGATCGATGATTCGTCCAGAATCACGCCGGAGAATTGCGACACGTCCAGCTTATCGAGCCGGTCATAGTTGATGATGTTGACGCCGTTGAACACGTCCGCATCGTCACGAATCACTTTTGCATCGATGCCAAACTTGGCGGCCTCTCGTGCTGTCTGCGCGGCCACTGCCAGCGGCGTCAAAACAAGCACCGGCTGATTGGTGTGCTCTACGACTTCGCGCGCAAATTCGAGCTGGCAGAATGTTTTGCCTAGTCCAGTATCGAGAAACATCGCAGACCGGCCTGCGCGAACGGCAAATTCAACGCAGTGCTGCTGGTAGTCGAAAAGACGGCTGCTGATGTTGCGCGGCTCGAAGCCTGACCGGCTTACAGCAACGCGCTTACTTCCGATGAAATCCTGATAGTCCATCGACTCACCCAATAAAAACGCCCGACTGTTGCGGCGCTGTGGTTGATCTTCCGGCACGTGTGTCCGGTTGTCGTAGGGGCAGGTCATGCTGCCTCCCTATTGATCGGATAGCATGGCGAATGCTGCCGCTGCCACTCGCGAAACCTGTCCATTGCCAATGGCTTTAACTCTGTCCATCCTATTGGCCACGCCGGTTGCTACACGAGGCACGGCATCTTCCCAGCTACCATCCTTCCAAGCCGCTTGGCCGTGGTGTGCCAAAAGTCGTGACAGTGCTTGCATAGCGTCTGTATGTTCTCCGGAACGTTGTTCGCTTTGTCCTGGTCTATGTGGTGCGCCTGTAGTGCCCTCACATAACCGCACGCCTCGCATTTCTTCTTCAAGTGCTTCCGCGCACGCCATGAATAACCGTGCTTCGTCAGGTCGGTGCGCGTGTTCGCACAACTCAGCGAGCAAAATCGCCGCTTCGTGAATACCGATAGGTCTTCCAATCTCCCGTTGAATCTCTTGCGCTGCATCTCCGCTCCGCAGCATTCGCATAACTTCGCTTCTTCCGGTTTCCGTTCCATTGTGCATACCCATAAGCCAAAAGCACATTTTAACATGGCTTATGGGTTGTAGTGAGGTCCAATCGTCAGGCCATCCCATTAGTTTTTCTACCCACGTCGGGTTCAGTTGGCCAGTCAGACCAGCCTGATGCGCCTCCCGCTCCACCGTGTAGTCGATCCTGTCGTCCGTGTTTGCCCGGTTGTGGTTTTTGCTCCAGCCTTTGTATGCTGTTGCTGTTGGTGTTGGCCATGTCCTTGCCGCTGTTGCCAGACCCGTCCCGCTGTTTTTGCTTGCTCCCGGCTTGTTGTAATTCCCATGAACCGTTGGCGTAGGCCACAATCCAGATGCGGTCGCGCTGATGGGGCGCTCCAAGGTCGGATGCTGAAATACATGCCCATTCCGCATCAAACCCCATTTCGGCAAGATCACCGAGCACCACGGCAAGACCTCTTCCCACAAGCAATGGGCTGTTTTCCACGAGCACGAATTGCGGTCGAACTTCACCGATGATTCGCGCCATTTCTCGCCACAGCCCAGATCGCTCACCATCAATTCCGGCGCCAGACCCGGCAGCGGATATGTCCTGACACGGGAATCCGCCAGAAACCACGTCAACAAGGCCGCGCCAAGGTCGTCCGTCAAAACTGCACACGTCAGACCAAATAGGGAAAGGCTTGAGGCATCCATCATTTTGTCGTTGCGCCAGAACGGATGCTGCGTAGGCATCACGTTCAACTGCGCATACGGTACGCCATCCGAGCAAGTGGCCTCCGAGTATTCCGCCACCAGCGCCTGCGAAAAGAGCCAGCTCATTCATTCAAACTCCCTGCCAGCAAGCCTGGCCTCAAGCTGATGACACAGCGACTTATAAAGGTCGCGCTCATCACAGACTCGCTTGTTGGCCTCTTCCAGCGCTTCATTCTGCATGCGCAGCTGGCTAATCATGTCGCCACAGTCTGGCGTCAGCGCGTCGTCAATGATCTGCTGCAGCGCAGCGCCGGGGATAGAGATGTCGTCCTCTCCGCCGTGCAACAGCAGGGCGTTGTCGATTTGGTGGGTCATTGTGAATCTCCATTAGTCAACATAAGGTTCAGATTTAGGTCGGCAATAGCCTTAGGCTGATCGTTTTCTTTTCGCATCTCATTCAGCAGTTTTGCTGCTTCTATGTCTTTTGCTACGGTTGCAAGAATGGCTCCTGTAGCCTTCGTTACTGTTGCAACGTGATCGCTGCTTACGTCTCCGGAAAGGAACATTTCCAGTTCATTAAAAAGCACGTCACGCAGCCCTTGTGTTGTTCTTTTCATGTGCAATCCTTTCAACCATTGCCGAAAACAGAAAAACAAATCTGATCTCAGCGGGTATCTCGCTGATCTTTTCGCAATGCAATATGTTTCTCATGCGAGTTTTCAAATATGAGTAGCGGTTACTTCTATTAAGCCCAGGCTTGCCGGATGAAATGTGAGAAAAGCCAAGCGTGCCATGTATTCCCCAGAAAGACCGGAGTTCTACGCATTTTTCGTTTATGCAGCTCAAGATAATCCCAGCTTCATTGGTGATGCATGCTGACCCGCATAGTTCGCACGCCCTCTGTGATGCTTCTCCGTAGTCCTCAAGATCGGAATAGGTTGAGTCGTTTTCATCTGCGATGACCATTTCCAGAGACCAGTACTCATAGAGGATTGATTCATACTGATGCGAAAAACACCGATCATTTAGTGTGAACACATCCTTCGCTTCCACTCTGGTTTCTCCCAACAATCACCCGCAGCGCAACCTTGATCGGCACGCTGTTGGCGCACAAAAAACGGGCCGCGTGATACGGCCCGAGTGTGGTTTTGTGGCGCTGTGCGACGGAAACAAGGTAGCGCATTGGATCGTCCTTGCGCCTGTCCAGATAACTCATTGCGGCAGGTCGCCCAGCAGGTCGCCGTTGGCTTCGGCCATTTCCTTGGCGTGGATGGCGGCAAGCTCTGATTCTGTTGGCGTCCATTCCCCTGTGTCGGCGTTGACGTTATCCGGCAGCTGTTCGTGCTGGGATTCGTCCACCGTGCTGTACTCACCGGTCAGAATCGAGCCGTTGTCCTGGTCAACGCCTGCATCGGCTTTTTCGTCCATCGTTACCGCTGTCGCCAGCTCGATCGATACCGGAAGATACTTAAACAAGCGACGAATCACGGTCTTTTTCGCCATCTCGTCATAGTGCGTTTGCCATGGCCCATAGTTGCCGGCCTTGCTTTGCGCCCGTACCTTGTCGATATCAGAGCGGCTCATAACCTCGAACTGCACGCCGCCATCTTTCAGCTTTGCCACGGCGTAGACGTAGAGCAGGGCGCCGCGCTCACCCGTTGCTGGTACGTGCCTCATGTCTTCATTGAGTCCGTACTGATAGCTGAACTCGTCGTTCTCATGCACGGTTCGGGCGGTCAGGCTAACGATCTGACCAGAGCGGCGGGCCAGATCAATCATTCCGCGATAGCCAACAATGAACTGAACCTCGGTGATGCCCTTCTTGCGGTTCTCGAACGGTAGCAGGTAGGCATGACCCAGTGCGCCGCCGGGCTCCAGTCCAAGCTGCGCGCATTGCATAATTGCGCCGAGGAAGCTGGTTTGATCGCACTTCGCCAGCGTCGGCACCTTGCGAATCTCGGTCAACGCGATACGCGCCAGCCGGTCAGATGTCATGTGCTTAGGTAGTGCCAATGCCATCTGCGCTTTGATCTTCGGATCAGCCATCAGGCCGGCGATTGTCTGCGGGCGCTGCTCGGTTGACGGGGCGCGGTTAATCGCCGCCGCCAGTTTGGTGTTTGCTTTGCTCATATTGTCCTCACTTGATAATCAGCGGCCGTGCTCCAGCCTGCTCGGTGGTGTTCTGGTTGATAATGTCGCGGACGATTTCCGCCAGGTCTTCGTGGCCGGCATCAATCAGCTCG